TTGGTTCAGCACGCCCGGGTCGAGGCCGCAGCGCGACTGCCAGAACGCGTGGCTCAAGACGACGACATGCGATTCGCCGACAATGCGGTCGTCGTCCGGGCCGAGCCAGTGATGGAGCCGGCACGAGAACCACGGCGTCTCGATACGCCATCTGATGACGTACGGACATTCGGTCAGGCCGAGGTTCTCGTGCCACTTGATGGCCCATTTAGTACCGGGGGATGGCATCGAACCACCGTCCTTCGCTTCATCTGAGCGATGCTCTCGCCTGAGCTACCCCGGTGCGAGCGGTCCTCTTGTCGTGGTGCCGATCCTTGGGATCTTGGTGCTTCTTGCAGTAGCCGCCCACTCGTGGCCGATCGCAGGAGTGCTCACGGCAACTGGGGTGCTTGGGCTTGACCCGCTTCTTCATATGTCCGGCGTGACGTGCCGTGTCCGGTGAGGTGTTAGGCGACGGCTCCCCGGTTGGAAGGGTGGGGATTTAATCCGGTACGCCATTCCGGCACCGTCTTAGGAGATGCTACAAGATGCCATGGCGTGGACCAAGCGAACCGGGCGAGTTTCCGACCCTCGGTTACGACGTAGGCGACTGGATCGAGGCTCACTGTGTCATCCCAGACGGATTCAACGCCGGTCACCCGTACGTGCTCACACCCGAAATGTGGAACTTCCTGCTCCACTTCTATCGCCTTTACCCACGAGCAGCCCGTTATCCGGCTCTTGACGCCCTGCGCTATACGGGTGGCCAGCTACGACGTGTTCAGAAGTGGGGTAAAGATCCTTTCGGCGCTGTGATCATCTTGGCCGAAGCCATGGGTCCGACCCGATTCGACGGCTGGAGCGCCGAGGGCGAGCCGGTCGGCGTGCCGTATCCGACGCCGCTGATCGTCTGCCTCGGCACCTCGGAGGATCAGACCGACAACACGTGGCGGCCACTGCTGGCCTCGATCCGGCTCGGGCCGCTCATTGACGTGCTCGGTGACGGCAATGTTGGCCAAACGCGTATCAACCTGCCCGGTGGCGGAAAGATCGAGCCGGTTACGACCTCGGCAAAGGCGCGACTCGGCGCGCCCTTGACGTTCCTCACCATTACCGAGAGCCACTTGTTCACGCTCCAGGGCGGGTACCGGAAAGTCTGCGGTGCTGTCAAGCGCAACGTCGCCGGTATGGATGGCCGGTGGCTGGAACTCACGAACGGCTGGGACCCCACGGAGGGATCTGAGGCACAAGTCACCGGGATGGCCCGTGATGAGCGAGTTCTCGTCAACACTATCGAGCCCCACCGAGTGGAAGACCTCACCAACTCCGACGCCGTGTATGCCGAGTTGCTCCGTCAGTACGGTGATTCTGCGCGAGAACGTGGTGGATGGGTCAATGTACGGGGACGGATTCTGCACGAAGTGCAGTCGCCACGTCATATGGAAAGTGACCGACGTCGGTTCTTCCTTAACGAAGTCATCGCTGGACAATCTGTGCTGGCTGATCCGATCAAGTGGGACCTTGCCGAACGCGACGATCTACTTAGACCCGGAACTCAAATTGCACTGGGATTTGACGGCTCAAAGTATCGAGATGCCACTGCTCTGGTGGCGTCACGGATCAGTGACGGACGACTATTTACCCTGAGAGTATGGGAGCGACCCGATGACGAATCTGCCTCTAGGTGGCGAGTTCCCGGACCGGAAGTGGATTCCGTTGTCCGAGATTCCTTTCGCGCCTATGACGTCGTCTACCTCTACGCAGACCCTTATCGCTGGCAGGATTACCTCGACAATTGGGCAGCAGACTTTCCCAAGTGTGTCGTGGAATTCCCCACTAACAACGAACTCCGGATGGATCTCGCTATCGAGCGGTTCCAAACGAGTTTCTCTTCTGGAGACATCACTCACGATGGAACCGAAGTCCTCACTCGGCACATCAAAAACGCCGTGGTGGTCAAGGGCGGCCATAAGCGTCCTCGCCCGGGCGATCCGGACGATATACAGACTCACTTCCTGAAACTGGCCAAGCGCGGCGACGGACTCTCGATCGATGCCGCAGTGGCCGCGATCCTTGCTCATCACGCTCGTGGCCAGGCCATCGAGGATGGCGCGCTCGTAGACACGGGCGGCGAGGGCTGGTTCGCATTTGCCTAAGAGAGGGCTAAAAAATGGCGATTTGGCCCTTCAATCGGTCGAAATTGGCCCTAAATTCGGCTCAAAATGGCCAAAATAAGGCCCAAAACGCCGAGTTTACGACCGTGGGCGATCTTTTGGCCGAGAAAAGCGTTCGGGTTGCCGATTTCGTTAATTCGCAGCGCAACCTCGATCCGCTCGATTCGGCGTGGACATTCTCCGGAAATACCTACATCGGGACTCCTAGCTCGAATAGTTTTAATTCCGAGCGGATCGAGATCGATTTTCCCGGCATAGTCCAGAACGCCTACAAGGCAAATGGCATCGTTTTCGCCTGTATTCGGACCAGAACGAGCATTTTTGCCGAGGGACGGTTCCTTTTCCAGGAGTTTAACGATGGTCGTCCCGGTGATTTTTACGACGATAAGAAGCTGGATCTACTCCGATACCCGTGGCCGGGTGGTACGACGCAGGATTTGCTTACGCGAACTCTCCAAGATGCCGACCTGGCCGGAAACGCCTACTGGACGATTCGTAACGGTTATCTACGCCGAATGCGGCCTGACTGGATCACGATCGTCATGGGTTCGAACGATGACCCCAGGGTCACGCCAGACGATCTGGACGCGGAACTACTCGGTTACGCCTACTATCCAGGCGGGTTCTCGTCCCAAAATGACCCGATCATCCTCCTACCGGATGAGGTCGTCCATTACGCCCCTACTCCGGACCCGGTGGCTCACTATCGGGGAATGAGCTGGATTACGCCGGTTCTGCGCGAGCTTGAGGCCGATAACGCGGCCAACGTGCATAAGGTCAGCTTCTTCCGAAACGGCGCATCACTACAGACGATCGTCTCCTTTAAGGACATGAAAGAAGAGGCGTTCGAGCGCTTCATGAAGAAGTGGCAGGCCGCTCATCAAGGCGCGGGTAACGCGTATCGGACGGTTTTCCTTGGTGGCGGTGCGGATGTCAACGTGGTCGGCGCGAATCTCAAGGATCTTGACTTCAAGACCGTGCAGGGCGCTGGAGAAACCAGAATCGCGGCGGCGGCGGGTGTTCACCCGGTCATTGTCGGACTGTCTGAGGGTCTCCAGGGTGCGTCGCTGAACGCCGGCAACTTCGCTCAGGCTCGTAGGCAATTCGCTGAGGGGACGTTGTCGTCGCTCTGGCGCAACGTGGCCTCTTCGTTCGAGCCGTTGTTCACTCCGAGCCGGCCGGATTCCTGCCTGTGCATCGACACGCGGGATATCCCGTTCCTACGGCAGGACCAGACGGACGCGGCGGCTATCCAGACTCAGCAAGCGGCCACCATCTCTTCCTTGATCACGTCTGGATTCACGCCCGAGTCGGCGTCGGCGGCGGTCATCGCGCAGGACTGGACATTGCTCAAGCACACCGGTCTGTACTCCGTACAGCTCCAGCCGCCCGGCGACGGGCTCATGGGTCCGGACGGGAAGATCCTGCCCGGCACGGTCTCGAAGAACCCGATCACCACGAACGGCTCCGACGCCGGCCAGCCCGGTCCGTCTCCGAGCGCCACGCCCAAAAAGGTCACGGCCCCGAAAGTATCGATCCCGAAGTGAGGAATGACGATGGCTGACAAGAAGCCGTACGGCGACGTGTCGTACGCCGACCCCGGCTATCAGTCCGACGGGAAGGCTCGATACCCGGTGGATACGGCCGAGCACGCCAAGGCGGCCTGGTCCTATATCAACCAGGCCGGCAATGGTGGCAAGTACACCTCGGCCCAGCTCTCGGCCATCAAGAGCCGGATCAAGAGCGCCATGCACAAGTTCGGCATGGAGACCGCCGACGCGAGCCGGTCTATGGATGCGCTCGAAGAGGCGGCGGCCTGGTACACCGACTATGCCGATCACCTGGAGTCGCCGGACCCGGTCATTGAGCCGGTCGTTACTCCGCACGGTTCGAACAACGGGTCCTATAGCCGCTACATGCCGCTGGAGGACGTCTCGATCCGTACGGTA